CCGCTCGCGCACGACTTGGTCGCCGCGTGTGCCGCGGTGGCGGCAAGCAGGACGAGCGGCAGGAGGAACTTGGCCTTGCCCGAACGGAGGTTCGAGAGCGTCTGCGTGAGCGCGGCCTGGCGTTTCGTCCGCGTCGACGCTTTCGAGCCTTCCTTTAAGACAGACCGCGCATAGGCTTGCGTCCCCTTGCCGGCGGCTTTTGCCTTGGCGCTAAACGCTCCGGGCCGCTTGATGGCACCCTGAATCCATTTCTCGGCCATCGCTTCCGCCCTCCTCTACATGCCCGGCGTCCGCGGGAGCCGCCGGAACAAGTCGGCCAGATTGCGCGTTTTCCCGATGCGGCCTTGCCCGAGGGGCGCCGGCGGCCGCACACCGAGCAACGTCTTGGCGCGGTCGCGCGCATCGCTGTGCGGCCGGGCCGGCCCCCGCGGCCCCGTCGGTGGCCCGAGGAGCCGGGCGAGCGCGTTGACCCCCGCACCGGGCACGCCGGGCATGAAGCCTTGCGGCGGGAGTGGCGGCGGAGGGGCCATGGGCGGTGGCCCGGGTGGCGGCATGGGCGGGGCGCCGGGCGGCCCGAGCCCGGGTGGCGGCCCGCCGGGCGGCACGGCCGGGGGCCCCCCAGGCGGCAGCGGTGGCCCGGGCCCAAGGCCGGGCGGCCCCGGAGCCCCCGGCACCGGGGGCCCGCCCGGGGGCGCCAAGCCCCCCGGGGGGCCGGCGAGCTGGGCCATGCTTTGCGCCAACGCTTGCGCCTCGGCGGCAATCTGCAAGCCGATGTGCTGGTGAATGTGCGCCTGCATGGCCACGCGGGCGTCGTCGGTCAACGTGTCGCTGTCGAGGATATGTTGGTGCCCCTGCACATGCGCCGTGTGATCGTCCTGCGGGGATACGCGGAGCTCGTCGGCGCGGTTGACGCGCGCCAGCGCGTTCTCCCACCGCCAGTCGCTCGGCTCGAGCTTGGCCGTCTTGACCACCCGGTCGGCGTCGGGGAGCCCGAGCCCGACCGACCAGAAGGTGCGCAGGACATAGGGCCAATCGATCGTGACGCCTTGGGCGCCGAGCTGGTCTTGCGGGACCTGAATCAGCAGCGAAATGCCTTGGACCATCTGTTGCGCCCGCACCTGTTGGTTGAGCGCATTGGTCGTGCCGAGCCATTCCCATTCGTACTCGCCGACGAGGTCGGCGACCGTGATCGGGTGCTCGACGAGCTCGAGGCCGTCGGCGCCGGCCACCTTTAAGATGATGTCGCGGTCGAGGCATTGCTGGGAGAGAATGTCCGAGCGCTCGAGGAGCGGGACTAACACCTCGTCCTCAAGGGTCTCGACGACGGCGCGGAGGTCGACTGCGGAATCGGCGAGCTGGGCGGCCAAGCCCGCGGAATCTTGCGGCCCTTGCTGCGCCACGGTGCCAACAGGGCGCGCCGGCGTCGGGGCGACCAGCGTGTCGGCGAGGCCGACGTATTGGGAGACGGCGGCAAAGCCGGCTTGCGCGGCGCCTTGGGGGGGCGTCGTGAATTGCACGCCCGCAGGATTCGCGAGCCACTTCGCGCCCGGCGCCATGCGGAGCGACGTCGGGTCTTGCACGGCGCCGATATCGACGACCGCAATCGGATTGGTCGACCAGATGAACGCGTCCCCCGATTGGTTGCCGAGGTCGTTGACGAAATACTGCATGTAATCAAAGAGTTCGCACAAGCCGCGGCCGTAAAACTCCTCGGCGACCTGCACGAAGCGGCCACAGAGCCATTGCGTGCCGCCATGGAAGAACGGCCGGCGTTGTACCCGCAGCGGCAGCTCGTCGGCGCCGAGGGTGACGAGGTACCGGGCGGGCTCGTCGTCCTCGAGGTCGACGGTCCACATGCATTCGGTCAGGTCGAGCGGGCGGAGCGCCGCCGGGAGGTTTTGGTCGAGGGGCGCCGTAAAGCCTTTGTCGGCAAGGCGTTGCGCGAGCGCGTCGTATTTCTCGGGGTTGCGGGTGCCGCCGCCGGTGCGGTTAGCTATCGCGGAGTCGTAGAGGTCGACGAGCGTGCCGACGCCTTCATAGACGTTGCCATTATCCGGTTTCGACGGGTCGAGCGGGCGCTCGGCGAGCGCATAGACGCGGCTCCGCGGCACGCAGCGGTCCTCAAACGCCAGCGTGGCGTCCTCGAGCCCGGCCGCGGTCGGCGGCCACACATAGAACGCAAAGAGGTCGACCGGCTCAAAGGTCGGGCCGAGAAAATCCGCCACCTTTTCGACCTGTTCGACCGTCCGGCCCGACGGCGTGCCGTCGTCGTCGAGGACGTCACGGATGACGGTTTGCTCGTGCTCGACCGCCCGCCAGACGTTGCGGACGGGCGAGGTGCCGTAGGTAACGAGCTGGCGGAGCCACGGCAGCGCGTGCTTGCGGAGCCGCATGTGGCGGCGCATCCAATACTTTTGCAGCGCCACCTTGGCCGGCACGCGCGCCTCGAAATCCTCGCGCAAGGCGCGGCACGCAAACCAATCCTGGTCGGGGAACAAGTCGCGCTTGAGGCGCGTCACCCATTGCTCGATCCACCGCCGGCCGAGCGGAAAGTAGGTATTCGTGCGGCCGCGATAGCCCTGGTAGTCGTGCCGGACGCCCCAAATGCGGTAATAGCGGAGCCAGCGCTCGCGGAGCACCTGGCGGTCTTGCCGCGTGCGCTTGACGAGCGGCACGAGCTCGTTCTTGACGCGCGTGGCAATCTCGGGGTCGAGGGCGAGATTCTTGGGCGTGTCGCCGCGGCCCGGTGCCAAGGTGCGCGCGGCCGTCCCGCCTTGCGCGCCGCGGGCCATCGCTACTTACACACCACGAGCGCGGAGAACGTCGCGCCGTCAATCGCCACCCCGGGGTCGAGCTCGACGAGCGCTTGCCCCGTCCCCGGCGCCGCGCTGGCCGTCAACAGGAGAATCGCGTTCGGCTTGTAGGCGATGAGGTAGCCTTGCCCGGTCGTCGCACTCGCCGCGGTCGACACCACGGCGTCAATCGGAATGCGATTTTCCGAGTTGCAGAGCTCGGTATTGGGGCCGCCGCCGCCGATGGGATCGCCCCCGGCGGTGTACGTGCCGCTCGCGATGCAGTGGACGACGACCACATTGGGATTGACCGGGGACGCCGGCGTGCGGCGCGGACAGGTCCACGTCGCGGCGCCCGCGGCACCGACGCACGCGAGCACGAGCGCGCACGCGGCCCGAATCATGGGCGGGGCCGTGTAGCACGGCCGGGGGGGCCCTGCCTATCCCGCGTCCCCGCAGACAGAAACGCGCCGACGTCGGGCACGGCGCCGGCGCGTCTCCCTCGACGATGGGGAAATCGCGATGGATGCGCCGCCTCTTACCATGCGCAATCGGCGCGGGCAATCTGCTGCAACTTGAGCATCCATTCCGACGCCGAGCCTTGCAAGTTATCGTTGAGGTACCGCGCCGCGTCGACGGCGTCCTTGTAGGGATGTACCGGCATCGGCTTGCCCGTCTTGGGATGCCGCGCGAAGCCGCCCGAGAACGCGCTATGCAGAATCGGGCACCGCGGATCGACAATCAGCGCCGGCGACGGCAGGTCCTCGCCGGGAATGCGCACGCGGCGCAAGAGCCGGTCGCGCAAGGCGTTGTACGACGGGTCGCCACGGCCGCCAAACGTGTGCAGCACGATGCCGTGCTTGAGCAACATGGCGCGAATGGACCCGAGCTCCATCTCGTGCAGCGCCTCGGGGTCGCCCGCATCGAAGCAATTCGAGCCGCTGCCGACGAGCTCGAGCGTCATGGCCTTGGTCGCCTCGATTTGCGTCGTCAGGTTCGAGTGCTCGAGGACCAGCTCGGCGACGAAGCCGAGCCGGCCGTGAATGTCGAGCTGTGCAAAGAGCGTCACGGGACACACTTGACCGAAATCCCACCCGCGGAGTAAGCGGGCATTGGCGTTGACGGGAAACGGCCGGCGCATCTCGGCGGGCACGTATTCCGGCAGCACCGGCTCGCCCGCCGCCAGGTCGAACGCGATTTCCATCTCGCGTTGCCAGCCACGGGGCGGCATGCCGCGCATCGCCTCGCGTTTCCATGCCGGATCACGCTTCGCCGGGTCGGCGGTGTAGTGGACCTCGACGACATGCACGCCGTTCCGCGGGCAGCGCCATTCCGTGACGCCCGGAATGGGTTGTGATGCCTGGCCGCGCGGGTCGGGCGCGGCGCCCCGCGCACCGAGAAACGGCATGCGGTTAGCGCCTCATTTCCACTGCGCGATGAGCGTCACGACCGTGACCCCCGTCACGCGGCCCTCGATGTTCAGCGTGATGGTCGGAATGGTGCGCGCGGTGCCATAGGTGCCCGCCGTCACGCCCGACGGCGCGATGGTCGGAGCCGGATAGGTCCCCGCGAGCGACCCGGAGGCCGCGCCCGACGGGGGCAACGACGTCGGCGGTGATACCCACGCGGTGGCGTAGTCGGTGGCCGACGTCTTTTGGAGCTGTTGACCGGTCGTGCCACCCGTGGGCACGCCGACGCCCGGCGTCCCGGGCGTTCCGGGCGCCCCTTGGGGCCCCGCCGGTCCGGTCGGTCCCGCCGGCCCCGCCGGCCCCGCACCGCCGACGGGCTCGAGCTCGCTGCGCCGGCGCCGCGGCTCGGTGTAGTACCACGCCACCTACGGCTCGAGGTCGTCGTCGCCCGGTACGTCCTCCTCGGGCGGCGGCTCGTGTTTTTCGGGGGCGTCGGCAGGTGGCGGCACGGTCTCGTCCTCGGGGCGTCGCTCAGTCGTCATGAAGGAGCCTCCTAGGCCGCCCGCGGCGGCGCAAACGTGTGCGACAACGCGTTCAAGAATTTTTCGGCATACCCGGCAATGGTGGATGCTTGATCGGTCGCATTGACGATTCGCCGCGCGTTGTACCAGTCGGTTTCCGTGTCGGTAAAGTAGTCGGCGAGCCGTTTGCCCGTGAAATCGCCGTCCACCATGCCCCCAAAGAGGATTTTCGTCGCCATTTCGGGGTCCAAGGCGAGATCCGCGTTCTTCACGAGCGCGTTGTTGAGCTCGAGCTTCGCATCTTGCGTCTTGTAATTGTCGTACCACGTTAGTTGGACGAATCCGCGGCCGTAATAGACCTGGCCGTACGGTCCCGCGGGCACACCGTACGGTTTTCCGGCCCCTTTCCCGTATTCCGCGATGGGTTGGCACGTAAAGGCGGTTTCGTGCCACGTCGTGGCCAAAATATAGGCAGTCATGCGGTCGTCGACCGCCCCGGAGCCCTCAATGCCGACCAATTCGGCGTACTCGAGCAGGATATTGAGGCCGTCGACCTGGTCTTGCGTCAAGGAGTGGTTCGCGGCGAGGTAAAAGCGCACCGAATCGAAGAAATAGGCCCTATGTACCGGCATTGCGCACCCGTGAGTGATAGCGGCCCGTGAATAGTCGCAGTTGCGGCTCCGGGGCCGGCGGTAGCACGAGCCGCGCCCATGCGCGCGCCATCTGCTCGTGCAAGTAGCGGTGAAATCCCTGCGTGCAAATGAGGAGATTCTCTGGGCGATTGTCCCGGCTATCGCAATTGATGTGATGCACGACCTCATGCGGCCGTAAGGGGCGGCCAAGGGCCTGCTCGGCGAGCACGCGGTGCGCGAGCAGCTTGTTGCCGCCCCCCGGCACGTACTCATAGCCGTTCGCCGTGCGATAGCGCGCCGTCGCGCGACGACAGTTGGCACACCGACGATAGCGTGGCTGCGTGACAGCATGACCACAGTCGCCTTGCCAGTATTGCCGGCGGCCCCGCATGCCTAAATACGCGCGATGGATCATGTTAGTACGTCCCTCCCATGCCCAGCGTGAGAAACGCGCCCGACGGCCGGAGCCCTTGCTCATTCAATGGAATGATGGCGGTTGCAAAGAGCAGCAAGGTGAGCGCCCCAAACACGACGACGGGCGCGCGGAGCCCGACGGACAGGTCAATTTGATCGTTCCGCGTGAACAAGAAGCCGAGCGCCTGTTGTTCGACGGGGCGATTCGACACCAGCGTGAGCACGGCGGTGTCGTCGGGGTTGACGTGCGCTTGGATTTCGCTCTGCCCGAGGACCTCGACGACGGCACCGAGCCGCCGCGGCACGAGCATGGCGCTCACGCCGACGCCGTACGTGATTTTTGACCACGCCGGCCGCGACAGGTCGACGAGCATGCCAACTTCCGCGGTCAGCTCCGCCCGGTGCTCCCAGACCGGCCACGCGGCGACCAGGCTCGGGTCGACCCAGTAGTGCCCCGTGCCCGTCAGGAGCTCCGGCACGCCCGTCGGAAACTGGAACGCGAGCACGGCACCGAGCGCGACGGGGTCCTCGAGGAACCCCCACTTGCCGCGCACCGTCAAGTCGCCCTGCGAAAAGCCCGACGCCGTCCCGCTACGGCGCACGAGCGGCGCCCGCACCGGCGTGAATTTCCCGTCGGCGCCCAGCACATCGGTCACCTGACGCGTCGCCGTCACCCGCGCGCGCGTGAAGACCAGCGGGAGCAAGACGCTCACGTCGAGGTCGTCGCGGAGCCCGTAGGTGAGCGCGAGCCCGAGCGCGGCTTGCCGGATCCGGGCGTCGAACGTCACGCGCGCCGCCACGACGGGCGACTGATTCAAGAGGAGCGTTTGGCTCGGTGGGTCGAGCGACTGCCCATTCACCTGGCCGAGCGTGTAACTTTGGCCGAGGAGATTCGTCGCCAGCTTCCCGCCGCCGATGGTCGCCGGATGATCGAGGAAGATGGTCCCGAGGGCCGACTCGGTCGAGTCGATGGCGCCACCCATGGCCGCGAGCGACGTCGCGCCATTCGTCACCTGCTCCGCCGTGGCGTCGGCCACCGCCTCCCCGGCCATCGCGAGCGGCCCCTGCGGTTGCAGACAGACCCGGGCGAGGAGGTGGCGCAGGAGTCCTCGAGGGGTCGCCGCCCCCGCCGGCACGGCCACGAGCACGAGGAGGAGCACCATGCCCGTCATGGGGCCGGGGGCGGGGGGGCCGGGTGGATGCCCTGATAGACGTAGACCACGACAACCCCGACGACGACCAAGAGAAACGCCAGGATGAGCGCCTGCGGCCACGTCGTGACGCCGGCCAAGAGCCCGAGCACGCGGGCAAGCCGCCCGGACGGCGGAGGCGGGGGACCCTCGGGGGGGAGGGCGGCCGTCATGGCACCGGGATGCAGTAGGCGGTCACGGCATACAGCAGCTCCGCCGACTGCGAGAGGCGGGAGTTGACGACCGAGGTGCCCTGCCAGCTCCGCACGGCGACCGCATGGGAGGAGAGCAGTTGGGTCCGCATTAAGTCGTTCTCGTTCCCATTCACCACCGCCGTGTCGATACCCCCGCTGACGGCCCGCATGCCGGGGCCGCAGTCGGCAGTGAGGGAAATCACGAGGCCGGGGGAGGCGCGGCCGAAATTCTGGGCCACCGTGACCTCCGTCACCGTCACCGTGCTCCCGCTCCCCGTCGGCCCGGTGGCTCCGGTCGAGCCGGTCGAGCCGGTCGGGCCGGTCGCCCCGGACACACCGGGGGGACCAACGGCACCAACGGCACCCGGCACCCCCGGGGGCCCCGCAGGCCCCACGGCCCCGACCACCCCCGGGATTCCCGAGGGCCCGGCGATCCCGGGGGGGCCCGTCGGCCCCGTCGGGCCCGTCGGCCCCGTGGGCCCCACCGGCCCCACCGCCGCGGCGCACACCGCGACGTCGCTCACGACACACGTCCCGACCACCCCCCGCTGGCACCGGACCCGCACGCGGCCCGCGAGGCCCTCACAGAGCGCGGCGGCGAGGGGCGCGCACGCCGCCCGACACAATGCCCGCTTCGTCGGCAGCACGGGGAACGGCGTCGGACATGGCGCACCCGCCAACATCCCGGCCGCCGCGCACACGACCAACATGGCCTCCCGGGC